TTCTAGGGGTATTTACAGCCTTTACCGTAGCAACACCAATGAGTACGGGCTAGGCAGAAATAGAAAAACCCCTTAAGGTAGCTCTAAGTTGATGCCACTTGCTAAAAGATTCGACAACTTTTAGTAAATGCTCAAAGCTACCCTAAAGGGTCTAGTCGATTTTATCAATACAGGCATCACTCTGCCCCGTCAGTATAACCCAAGTCTTTCAAAATTAAAATCCCCGTGAAAGCCAAAAGTCTTAATATTGGACAATTCACGCTCAAAGCTGAAATAACGGGCTATTTCTTCAGGGGCAAACTTCATACCCTGATTTTCTAAAAAATCCCTGTTTGCATGGCATATTTGGTCATCTTCATTTTCATTTGTATATACAAACTCAGGGCTGGCGGTTAATTCACAAAGCATCCTTGAGCGTAGGCTAAAGCCACCATTGCCTACTTTTTTGCCTTCTTCATGCCACGGCCATACCGCCCCAATGTAGTCATAGTCTAAAAATTGGGGATTCCAAGCGTCAGGATTGATAATGAAACCATCCCATTGAACTATTAAAACAAAGTCCGTATAGACCTGTTTATAGAGTTCCTGAAGGATAAATTTGCTATATGCTTGGCGGCTATTGATTTTGGGGTCATTTATAAAGATTTCACCGCCAAAATTAAAGTATTCCTTGCACCTGTCCATTGCTTTTTGAGCTTTGTCAGGCTGTGCCGAATCAATACAGCACAGGGTAATGTTATTCAAGTTCAGGCCATATCATTTTGTAAGACAGCGGAAATAGTTGTTTTCTTGACCATAAACCATGACTTTGCTTTTCTAGCGTGGCGGCTAGGATTACCAGCTTGTCATAGGGAATAATGCCGTTTTGCCACATAGATACGGCTGGAACGCTTACTCCTACTAGGTTTGCTACTTTTGTAGGCCCACCCAATAGGGCGATCATTGCTCTTGTTGAAGTTTTATCCATTCAGCTATCTTAACAAATAAACAACATTTTTACAAATAAAGTGTTGCAATCTTATTTAAGTTAGCTTAATATCTAAATACGGTATGTGCCGTGTAAATTAGGAGAACTCGTATGAGTGAGCAAGATCAAGACTTTCACAGCTTCCAACAACATTTGGAACGCATCTTTAAAGACCTCGATGACGGGGTTTTCTTAACCGCAGACGAAATTGGTGACTTACGCTATGCGTGTGGACTGCCATCGCCTGTACGAAACACTCAAGTAAACCCTGTTTTGCGTGATGTTATTAACGACTTTTCAAATATTTTTAGGAACGGAAAATGATTATTTCAGACAACAGTAAAGAATTTAAAATTGCCCCTGCTGGCAACCACATGGCTCGTTTGTACTCGGTCATTGACTTAGGGCATCAGGCTACCGAATGGGCTGGCGAAACCAAAATCATGCACAAAGTCGTATTGACTTGGGAATTGCATGGTGATGACGATAGCGGTGCTCCATTAAAAACAGACGATGGCAAACCATTAATTGTGTCTAAACGCTATACCGTCAGTCTTGGAGATCAGGCACGGTTGCGTCAAGACCTAGAAGCGTGGTCTAACAAAAAAATGACCGCAGAAGATAGAAAGAACTTTGACCTTAAGAACTTGTTAGGCAAATTTTGTATGGTCAATATTACCCATTCAGAGGATGGCCGCTACGCTAACATCAGCGGTATTAGCCCTGTGCCAACAGCGTTGCGTAATGCCCAGCCTGAAGGTATTAACGCACCAGTTCATTTTTGGTTGGCAGAATTTGACCAAGCTAAATATGATGCGTTGCCAAAGTATTACAAAGAAAAAATAACAGAATCATCAGAGTGGCGTGGTCAGCAAGAGCGTGAAAAGAACGCCCCTAAGATTAAAGATGACAACCTCAACGATATTCCGTTCTGATTATGATAGTTAAAGATAAGGAAGAAAAAAGTGGTCATTGGTACACTCCCCAAGGAACTCCAGCCTATACAACCATTGGCAAAACTGGCGAAAGACCGACAACACTCAGGGATGCCAAAAAACTTGGTTTATTGCCCTCAGTTACCACCATCATCAATGTCGCAAACAAAGGTGAAGGGCTACAGCGATGGCTTGCAGAACAGGCTATCCTTGCCGCACTTACACTACCTCGCCTAGAAGGAGAAGAAGAAGGGGTTTGGCTATCTAGGGTAATGAAAGATAGTAAGGCTACAGGCAGGGAAGCGGCAGAGCGTGGTACGGCTATTCATAACATTATTGAAAGCTACTTTGAACAGGTGTATATGCCTGAAAAGCCAGCTTATCTTGATGCTATTGATAGTGCCCTTAAAAATGCCTTTGGAGAGCAACCGTGGCTTGCAGAGAAGTCTTTTGGGCATCCGTTAGGGTTTGGTGGCAAATGCGATTTAATGGCTAAACCCATCAACGGTCAAGGTCAAGGTTTTATAGTAGATTTTAAGACTAAGACCACCGATCTTGATAAAATTGATGTATGGTTCGAGCATGAACTACAGTTAGCGGCATATCGTGAAGGACTAAACTTGCCCAACGCTCGCTGTGCCATCGTGTTTGTCAACGGCATGACTAACCAAGTAAAATTAATAGAAGTGGAAGAACCCCAGCTTCAAAAGGGCTGGGAGTGCTTTCAGCATTTATTAAGGTTTTATCAAGTAAAAAATAATTTGTAATCATGGGGGAAAGCATCACGGAGCGAGTACCCCACCTTATTAAGGCGTTAAGCCGCCAATGTAGGATGCAGTAATTGGGTAATTTTGCGGCTTTCTGACCCATTGTTAGCAACTGCCAAATACAGCCTGTCGCTTTTTTGCACATATTTATAAGGATATTCCCTAATATGTGTTGACAATGTTAAGGTAGCTTAATAAACTGGTGTTACTCCATTGGGGAGTGAAATAGAAAAGGAAAAAAAATGGAAACAACAGCACAACGCAACAGCCGCATTGCCAACGATGATTCAATGGCACATTCAGAATATAACCACGCACAAGACTTTTTTAACGGTCTAGCTACTTACTCAATTGAACCAAATGGTAGGGGTGGTTTTTTAGTTTATGAACGCACCCCAAGCGGTCAACTTTGCACATCAACAAAAACTATGGAAGAAGCACAAGCAGAAATTGAATCTTGGAAAAACACCGAACTTAAGAATGGATACAGAAAATCATGAAATATTTATACCTATTAGCACCATTAGCCCTAGTTGGTTGCAGTTCTTTTGAACCACCCAATGTAACGCTAGAAACCGATAAACAAGCGTTTCACATGACCCGTGCTCAAGTTATTCTTGGAATTAATGAATGTGAAGATGCTGGTACACGCCCTATTGTGATTACGGCCAAGCGTAAGATTAACGGTGTCACAACCGATGTTCCAGTAGAAGTTACTTGCAACCCACGCTACAAAATATTCCACTAGGAGATTGACATGAGAGATTTCATTTTAGGCGGTCTGATGGCCATTTTTATTTGCGTCATTATTTTTGGCACTAATTACCTGATGCACGGTAATGCAATTTGAGAATTGATTTAAGCAAACACGAACTTTTCCTATGCGAGTATTTCGGTACTATGCGTAGGAAAAACGCCATGCAGTTTAACTTTGACAGGCAAGTCAGCTAGCAAGACCCTTACGAAATGGATATAGACGGGTTTAAGGGTGAATACATCGTAGCCAAGTATTTAAACTTAATGCCCGACTTTTCCATTAATCAAAAGAAAAACCCTGCTGATTTAAAAACAGCTGGTGGCAAGACGATTGATGTCAAATCTACCCGTAATAAACAAGGTGATGTTTTTGTAACCGAATACCACCGCAAAAGTCCTTGTGATTTTTACATCCTGACCGTTTTAGACGATGCTGGTGGCGATATTGTCGGCTGGGTGGATAAAGATGAGTTATTTCAATTTGCAACGCTACAAGGCGGCAATCATCCATCCTACAGGTATGACCGCAAACGACTTAACCCTATAAGCCAGTTTTAAGCGATTTGACGGCCGTTTTTAAGGTCGGTAAGGGTAAGATTACCTGTGTATTGAAAATGGGCTAATTCTTTGAATGTACGCCATTCTCCAGCCCATTCCAAACCAGCTTGTTTCCCTAGTTCCCCTACTTTAGCCCATACAGGGTGAGAACCATCCCAGTCAGGCTTGCCATTGACCATAGGTACGACATCAACAGCACAACGCCAGTTATGCCAAGAATCACCTGCTTTAGCATTAGTTACCACCTTTCCTGCTGTAGTCCTGCCTTGTTCGTATAAAGCCTGTTGTGATTCATTATCACGGTATGTAGAGGTTACAAGCAAATCTATACCCTCAGCCTTGCATAACTCTATAAAACGCTCTACACGCTCTTTTGCAGGGGCTATCAGGTCATCAAGAGATCGGCTGTTTATCATTTTTTTTCATTTCCATGATTTTTTCTAGGGTTCTGCCGCCAAAGTAAAACGACATTATGAGCATACCCCATTGGCCTAACAACTCTACATAATTGTTGTTTACCTCAATATCCCACGCAGACATCATAGCAAAAGTGGAATAGACAATAAGGATAAAAACAAGGGTCAAAGGTCTAATGTTTTTAGATAAACTAGAATCCGATGCCATATCCGCTTGTTGACGCTTGGTCACTTCTTGGGCTTCTATGTTATCGGCTTGTAATTCTGCTAATCTGCCTTGTTGCTGAAGTTCTAGTAATTTAGCTTGGGCTTCTGCTTTAGTGGCTGGGTCAGGAATGACTTTATCTAAAATCTTCATTCCTACGCCAATGATGTCATCTATACCAAACATATTAAACTTCCCCCATAAACATAACAAAACCCTAAATAAGCAATCATTTCCACATACCCCAAGTCAATTCATAAGCAATCCAAGCGGAAAATATATAACATAGCAACATAACGCTTTTCATTACCCTACGGTCATGTTGTTCTAAGTACTTATCTTGCCGTTCTTCCCATTGTTTTCTTGCTTTAATACCTTGTATTTCATCCCAAGCCTTACTTCCGTATTTCTTGGTTATTTGTTCTTGTATTCTTGATTCTGACTGCCGTGCTATTAAAAGTCTTTGCCACTCATCTACCGCATCAATAATCGTAGTGGTATCAGGATTAACCTGTCTTGCTTTTTTTCTTGAAATTGCTCTATCTTTTGCCGCTTTATCAGCTACTTCTAATACGCCTTCTATTGCCTTGCTAAGTTCTTGACTAGCTTTTACCGATTCATTAATTGAACTGGTGACCTGTTTGACACCATCTGTAATTCCAAAAGGATCGGACATTACTCATTAATTTAATTTAAAAGCTATAGAAACAAGTGCGGCAATAATAAAACCAGCAGAACCAATTAATATTTGCTCAAGTCTTTTTAAGCGAGCATTGATTGTTTCATAGCGAAAAGCACATACTTGTTCGTGTGCGGATAATGCCGCTTCGTTTTTATCAATAGTAGACATATTAACCAATCAATGCTTTGATTTCATCTTGGGTTAAACCTAATGCGGCTAGTTTAACTAATGCAGAAGTTTTTGCATCTAATTTAGCTTGTTCTTTAGCAGTTTCTTCGGCTTGAAGTTCTATTAGTTTTGATTGTGCGGCTTCTAAATCATATTGAACTTCTTGTTCATTGGCATCGTAAGCTACATCACCACGAATAGTAACAATATCAGCATTTAAATAACGAATAGCGGTTTGTATAGTAATCATGCCCCAATCTCCATTAAAGTCATTGTAGAAGTTGCTTGAAATCCACTATTAAGATAAGACCAATAAATAGTTGCAGAATTTTGAGCACAAACTTGTATTTTATAAGTAGTTGCAGAAGTAGTTGCTGGAGAATCCAAATAACTTACATTTGCAGTTCCAGCACTTGTTGAACTTGCACCAGCAAAAGCTGATATAGATTCAAATACCAATATGCTTGAACCAGCCCTAGTTATTTGTGCATTTAATGCGGCAGAATTTCCACCATGATAAATGCCAGCTATAGTTGCAATTACAAGAATTTTACTTGTAGAAGATGTAGGAGTAATTGTGGCCGATAATCCACTATCAATAAATGTGGATGATGATGTATTTGATGATGTTGCATAAGTAGAATTTACAACTTGCAATACTTTGCCACCACCTAAACTACCCCATGCACTATTAGCATAACCTTCAAATTTATTTAATGTGGTGTTATAACGAATTTCACCAGCAACAGGGCTAACAGGTCTTTGGGCGGTAGTTCCGCTAGGAATAAGTAAAAACCCTGTGCTAGTAAAATTAACATCGTTATTTGAAGCTAAAGTAATTCCACTAATATTGCCACCAGTAATTGCTACAGCACTTGCCGTTTGAGTAGCAATAGTGCCTAAACCAAGATTAGTTCTTGATGTAGAAGCATCAGCAACATCTGACAAATTTGATGCTTTTAGCAAAAATGAAGCACTACTAGGAATTTGATTAACTGTTGCGGCATCCGTAGATGCTATTCCATCAGCTAACCCTGTAACCCGATTGTTACCCATTTTAAGGTTACCAGTAGCGGTAGTTTGTCCGTCTGCCGCTAATGAACCTGTAAGGGCTGTAGCAATATCTGTAAGGGTGTTATTAGCCCATGTAGAACTAATAGTTGTGCCAGTTACTACTGGATTACCAGCAGGTAGGGTATATGTACCCGATCCGTTTCTACTCATTTTGTTTTCCTCAATGCGTCTGCCATACCTTCAGGCGTATAGTTTACTGATTCTTTAACTTGCTTTTTAATGCCCATTTCTTTAACTTTTTCTAACCCTTGTTTAACTCCAATAACACGAGCTACAGGCAATAAAGCCACTCCGTCTAATGCCTTCATTAAAGCACTTGAAGTATTAGAATAATTAACAGCACCTTTAAGTGGAGCATTGACATTAAGGGTAGTTTGATACAAGTTTCTGATTTCGTTAGCACCTGCTTTACCAAAAACATAATCCAATTTTCCGTCTTGATCTAACTCATTAATAACTGATTTAAATTTGGCAGGGGAAACAACAGGGTTGCCAAAAGAATCCACATCAATAGAAGCGGTAACTTTGTCTTTAATATGTTGGATTGTCTGCCCTTGTAATTCTTTCCATGCCTGTTGACCTTGTTGACCACCTTTTTTAAGGGTCATTCCAATGGCCGCAACATCGTCTTTAGAACCATCCAAAATAGCGTGTTTAAATACATCTTCAAAAGCTACTGCACGGTCTGTAGTCCCTTTTTTGGTACGCAATAACTTATCAATTGCTCCAATATCTTCAAATTTACTAGCAAATTGAGTACGGAGTTTTCTAGCATTTTGATATAGTTCACCGCCCTTGTTTTCAGTAGCGGCATTAATTAATTTTTTCATTTCGCCAGCGTGTAACATACCTACCGCATCACTTGGATCGTAGTTTTTGTTAATAAACTGGTAAACATCTTCCATTGCATTAATAGGAATAGTTTTAGTACCTTTTGGATCATTAACTTTTAATTGCTCATCAACCGCATCCAAGATTGGGGCTAATTTTGCCCTAACGGTAGGGGTTTGTTTAGCAATGTAGGCTTCTAAAGGTGCATAACTGACAGGTTCTTCCATAGCACCTGAAAATCTAGCTAATTTGTATGCTTTATTAATATCGGCTTTAGCTTTGTTTACTTGATCTACTAATGCTTTATCTACAATTTTGCCTGTTTCACGCAAACCAAAAGTTTCTTTACCAGTAGCGTCTACATAAGCATCAAAGTTTTGCAAAATAGCGTCATTAGCTTGGGCTTTTTGCGTTATTAAAGGTTTACCAATAGTTTCAGGATATAGTTTGGCGGTTTCAGCTTCAAATTGCTGAGTTCCCAAATCACGCTCTGCCATACCTTTGCTTAAATTAACTGGTACACGCAAATTTTGAGCAGTTTCGTAACGGGTTCTAGCTTCAGGCACTTCTGCCGCACCTACACCAGCCATTGTTGGCTCTTTACGCAAAGCGTTAGCTATTTTTGAAGTAACAGGCTCTACCGCACTAGCTACTTTAGTGGTAACAGGCTGTAACGCTTCTTGGATCATCTGACCCTCATTGCGTAATGCTCCAGCCATTCTTTTACCAGCAGGGATTACGGCTTCCTGAATTACAGGGCGTACTGCACTTGCCGCTTGCATAGCAGATGGAATTTTGCCAATCTGCATATACGGTGGAATTTTAGCCGCACCGATAGCTTCACCAATTGTTCCTAAAACAGCTTGTGATTCAGGGGAAGTAGGTTGGTAGCTAATGGCTTGTTTTGCTTGTCTATAGTATTCATCCCTAGCATTAGGATTGGCATTTTGACCTTGTGTAGCACTATCTATAACGCTTCTGCCAACGCCATAAGCCATTGATAATGGCTCAGTAATCATAGGTGCAACGATGCCTGTAGGGACTTCGTACAAGGTTTTAATCCTGTCCATCATGGTTACTGGTTTAGCTTGTGGCTGAGGATTTACAGCATTAGGGCGTGATCCTACAACCGTAGGAACATCAGTATTAATAACATTGCCAGCATCAGGCTTTTGCGATAACTCATACCTAGCCAGCAAATCTGCCTGAGTTACATTATCAGGCACATTTCTGACTAAAACGCCATCGGGCATCCGTACATCCATGCTTATCTTCTTCCTGTAGGTAAACTATTAAAATCAACCTCTTTTGTAGAACTTGTAGGTGCTTGTGAATCCCAATTTAAATTAGGTGCATACGGTTTGTTTAAGTTTTTAATGGTATTTAAAGCCGCCATACGAACATTCATAGGCAAAGAAGCATCACCAATAGAACCAGCGGCTTCTTTATAAGACTGAACATCTTTATCAGATTGTGGCCCTGAAAAGCGTGGTACGGCTTTTAATAGCTTGTCTGACATAACTTTTAATTCAGCATCAGCGGCATTTTTATTGCTTTCAATGCCAACAAAGTTTTGTGCTCCACCAATAATGTTACCAATACCGCTACCATGAGCTTTTGGCAATGTTTTTTCAATATCGCCAGCTACCTTGTAAACGCTATATGCATTATTTACATTTTCTTGCAAAGTTTTTGCTTGTTCTGCTTGGGCTTCTCTTACAGCTTTAGGTGATAAACCAGCTAAATTTAAAGGTGGCATCAATGGTGCTTGACCTTGTGGTACACCTTGTGGTTGACCCATAGGTTGACCTTGTGGCATACCCATAGGCATACCCATAGGCTGACCGCCACCATAACCAATAATTCCTTCATCCCTTGCTCTTGCAATAGCAATTCCTAATGTTGCTCTTTCGTGAGCGTTCATTTCAGGCTTAGTACCGCCAACTTGGAATGTAGAAATAGGATTAGGCGAATTAACATCAATAACGCCTTGACGAGTTACACCTGTTTTTTCGTCTGTATATTCTGCTTTTTCCCATTTTGGTTTTTTAACCAATTCAGCCATTGCGTGTGTTCTTAAAAACGCAGGTGCATTAGGATTCTGTAAAGCGTTCATATTGGCTAAAATCGGATTACCCTCTACAGCAGGTTGTCCAGCCATAGTAGCTGTCGGCATAGGTACATTTTTAGTATATGGCCCAGCCATTTCTGTAACTCTGTCAGGGGTAGCAGGTTTGCCTTGTAATTGGCTCATGTAATCAGCCAATGCTGTGCTTTCTTGACCTCTAATAGCTTTGGCTAAATCTAATTGAGCTTGTTCACCTTTTTTAATACCTTGCTGACCAACATAAGTATTAGCCAATCCAGCTAAATTTTGAAATATGCTAGGTCTTACATAATGACCACTAATCATTTGACCTTGTGGCTGTTCCATGCCTTTTTGCAATAGCATTTCAGACATTTTTTGATTGCGTAATATCTGTTGCTGTTGCAACATTTGTTCGGGAGTTAATGTTCCAATATCAGCCATGATTAATATCCTGCTTGTTGATACGCTGGGTCTGCATACTGTGGGGTATCAGGCAACATTTGGCTCTTATCATAAATAGGGGCAGGTTTAGTGCGGTCTGTATTACGCAACATTGCCGCCATAGCCAATGGATTCATACCACCGCCTTGACCTTGCCCAGCTTGCCCTGCTAATTGACCTTGTTGTGCAAGTAACGCTTGATGGTTAGCTTGTTGTTGTGCAAAGTTTCCAAATACAGGCTGTAAACCGCTAACATCTTGCATTTGCTGGGGTGGTAGGATATATGGATTCATAGTAGTCCGTAATCTACGACTTTATAGCCGTCATCTAAAGTTCTAACTGCGTAAGGGTAGACTTGCTCTATTTCTTGAGCCATGTAGCCATAATGAATTCCATGTCCAGCTAGTTCGTGGTCTTTAAACTCAGGTTTGTATTTATAGCGATATACAGTTAAACCATTATTAGCAATGCCAATTGGTTCAATGTTTTCTTTAGTGCGAATATCGGAATATTTCATAATTCCAGCACCAGCTAGACCCATTAATCCGCTTGTCATAGCATTATTAGCGGCATTTTGAGCATTAGACGCACCTAATTGGGCGTTATAAGTAGATTGTGCCGCACCTAAAATATCAGGGCCAGCCACATTAGCTTGTTGTGCAGGGTTTACAAAACTAGGATTTTGTACTTGAGAACCTGAACGCACCGCATTAAGCGTGTTAATAGGTTCATTACGCTGATAAGCCAATTGGTTAAATCCTTGCTGATTAGCGGCAAGACCAGTACCAAATCCTTGTGTAGTTGCGGCCGCCAACAGATCATTTTCTTTTTGACCTTGGTTCATCATTGCTCGGTTATAGGCTTCAGAACCTACGGGTATACCCGAATTAGCCAATTGAGTTGCTAATGCTTCACGACCTTGTTCAATTTGTGGTTTAAGGCGTTGCATATAAGCATCTTGATAGCTTTGACCAGCATTAAAACCAGTAGTAGGTAAAGAACTTGTATCAAAAGGCTTGGAAATCATGTTTTGCACATAACCAAGACCTTGCTGACCTAACTGACCAGTACCAATACTTAATTGATTTTGAATATCTAATAGTTTTTGTTGATCGGGAGCAAGCGATTGTGTGGCTTTCCACATAGGATTGCCATAAGGGTCTTGACCTGACATCTGATATTCAAGCGAACCATAAGGCGTGTATTGGTTTACACGATTAGCGGCAGTAGTTTGTCTTGCAACATCTAAATTGCCTTGTGCGGTTGCTTGTGCCGCACCTGCATAATCAGGTGGTGGCGGTGCAGAAGCCGACTTTCCCATATCTTTCTCCTAAAAACTTACATTTGTCTTTTGACATTACAAAAAACAACAAATCTCCAGTAGGAAAAACATCAAGTAATCGTGCTTGTTCCTCAAACCCCAATTTCTTGACAAACTCTACCGACTTGTCGTTATTACTTACCACAGGGGCAACAATTTTATCTACCCCTAATTGTATAAAAGGATAGTCAAAAATGGTAGCTAAATATTGCCTATTTAATCCTTTTTCAAGATAAATATGGCAAGTTACCGACTTTTTGTTGAAATCCTCATACCAAACTACTGCTTCTATTTCATCTGTTACCCATCCGATTGTGGTGGAATTTTCGGGTGTCCATACCATGTTTAACTTTTGGGCAATAAATGGCCCTAATAAGTCTTTATCAAAACATAGCAATTACAGTACGCCCCCAGTTTCCATTACATAATCGGTTGATGCCCAATGCAATTCAATACCTTGCGATGCAACATTTAAGTTAATTGACCCAGCAAATCCTGTTCCTGTAACCCCTTGCCAAAACTTAGTAGTGGTCAAAGTTCCACCCCAATTAGCGTTATCCCATTGGGCGGTATCCCAAATACCTGCATCTAATGTAGCTGGATTAAAAGCTATTTGATTGGTAAGGGGTACTGTGTCAAAATCCGTGCTAATACCGCATAAAACGGTTGGTAAGCCATAATTTG